ACCTGCCAGGTCGAGACGTCGTTGACGCGCCCGAGGATCTCGGCCGACTCGTAGGTGTCGACCGGCGCCTGGCGAACCCCGAGCCGGTCGGTGACGAACAGCGCCCAGCTGGTGGTCATGCGGCCAGCCATTTGTTGCGCCAGGTGAACAGGACCGTGCTCGCCGGCGTCGAGGCGCCGAAGCTGATCTGGATCTCGTTCTCGCCGGGGACGAGCGGCCAGAGCGCCGACCCGTCTGTGAGCTCTCCGTAGACGCTGGCTCCGTCACGCCGGATCGACTTGTGGCCGGGCCGGTGGTCGGCGATCACTTCCGATCCTGCGGCCATCGAACCGAGGATCTGCCAGGCCTGCCCGGTCGTGTTGTTCGCGACCGTGATGTCGAGCCCGGGCCCGGTGACGACGACGATCGGCCAGGCGTCGGCGTCGCCGGTGTTGTCGATCGTCGTGCCGGTGAAGACGTCCGACGCTCCGAGGATCAGCGGGAGGAACGGGAACCAGTAGCGGACCGTGGCGTCGGTCTGGGCGAGGACTTGCGAGTCGATCGAGTCCTGCCAGTACGGCTCGGCCGCGCGGAACAGCAGCGTGGTCAGCCCGAGCGTCGCCCATTCCTCGGCGTAGGACTCGAGCCCGGCCTCGTAGGCGCAGACCAGCTGCCGGCCGGCGTGCGCGCCCTGGACGACGGTCAGCGTCCCTTCGCCCTTGAGCGGGTCCAGTGCTCGCGCCCAGCGGCGCAGCTCGTCGCGGTCTCCGCCGGTGTGCGGGCCCGGGACGACGACCGGGAGCGTCAGCAGCCGTTCCTCGTGGCGGGCGTGACGGAACCGGCCTCCCTGCGCCTGTGGGACGCGCACGGTGTGGATCGAGATCGGTGGCATCATTCGCTGCTCGGCCTCGGTGCGGGTCACGAACCGGATCGTCTCGCCGGCGGCGCTGCGCCATTCGTGCGTCTCACAGATCGTGTCGGGCTCCCACGGTGCGAGCATGCTCATCGCACGCCTGCCATCAGCTCGAGCCGGCGGAACCCGTACGCGATGTCGGCGGCGTCGGCGGTGCGCGTGTAGATGTTCAGCGTGTAGTGCCCGCCGGATTCCTCGGCGACGATCTGGCGGAGCATCGCCTCGGGCGCGACGATCTCGGTGCCGGCCTCTCCGCCGAGGAACAGCGTCGGGTCGGTCAGGACTCCGCCGGCGGCGAGCTTCGGGATGTTCGGGAACCCGATCGTGAGCGGCCCGAAGCCTTTCCCTCCGATCCCTGGCACCCAGGACGGGATCTCGACTCTCGGGATCGAGAACTCGAGCGAGTTCCAGGCGCCGATCACGGCGTTGATCGGGTTCTTGATCGCGTTCACGACGTTGCCGATCGCGGTTCGGATCCCTCCGATGATCCCGTCGATCACGCCGACGACCGCCTCGATCGGTGCGGTGATGAACCCGGTCACGTCTTTCCAGGTGTTCTTGAGCCAGTCCCAGACGACCTTCGCTGCGGTCTTGATCCCGGTCCAGACCGTCTCGACGGCGTCGAGCGCGTCCTCCACCGGCGCGCTGATGAACTCGGTGACCAGATCCCAGACGTTGTTCAGCCAGTCCCAGACCGCTTTCGCTGCCGTCTTCATCGCGGTCCAGGCGGTCTCGACGGTCGCCTTCGCCGTCTCCACCGGCTTGGAGATGAACGCGGTGACCTGATCCCAGGTCGTGTTGAGCCAGTCCCAGACCGCCTTCGCTGCGGCCTTGATCGAATCCCAGTTCTTGACGACCGCGAGGACGGCGAGCCCGATCGGCCCGGTGATGATCGCGAGCAGCAGCGGCCAGTTGTCCTTGACCCAATTGAACGCGACCATGATCGCGTCCTTGACGGCGTTGAAGGCGGTCGTGGTCGCCTCCTTGATCGTGTCCCAGTTCTTGACGATCAGGATCACGAGCGCGGCGACCGCTGCTCCGATCAGCACGAACGGTGCGGCGGCGAGCGCCGTCGCCAAAGCGGCTGCGGCTGCTCCTGCGGCCCACGCGACGAACGTCGCGGTGAGCGTCACGCCGGCCGGGATCGCGGCGATCGCTGCGGCGGCGAGCCCGGCGGCGATCCCGGCGAGCAGCCCGAGCACGATCTCTTTGTTCTCACCGATCCAGTTGAAGACCGACTCGAGCGCCGGGAGCAGCGTGTCGGTGAAGAACGTCGCGAGGGTCGCGATGACCGGGAGCAGCTTCGTGCCGATCAGCTCCTGCATCTCGTCCATCGCGATCTGCGCCTTCCGCATCTTCCCGGCGGTCGAGTCCGCCGACGTCGCGGCTTGTCCTTCGAACGTCGCGGCCATGTCCTGCATGATCTGATCGAGCGACTTCGCGGACCCGTCCGCGTTCGTGGTCTCGACGCCGAGCCGTTTCAGCGCGCCGGTCTGGCCGTCGGCCGCTTTCGCCATTGCGTCGGTGACGGTCGACAGGTCCTTGCCGGTGCCGGCGGCGACGTCCATCGCGATCGCCATCGCATCTTGCGCTTCCTCGGCGTCGCCGAACCCACGGACGAGGCGGTCCATCGCCGGGCGGAGCTCGTCGTCGGTGATCCCCATCGCCTTCGATGTCGTGTCGATGTAGTCCTCCATCGCGGCGACCTGGTCGTCGGTCGCGCCGGTGACGTTCTTGAGCGTGAGCGCGAGCGACTCCTGCGCGGCGGCGTCAGCGGCGGCGGACTCGACTGCGGCCTTCCCGAAGTCGACGATCGCGTTGACCGCGAACGCTCCGCCGATCGCGAGCGCGGCCTTCTTGCCGAACTCCGCCATCTTGGAGCCGGCGGTGCCAGCGGCCTTGTCGACCTCCGTGGTCAGGCCGGTGGTCTTCGCGATGAAGTCAACGACGATCTGCGGGCCCGAGGCCATCGGTCAGCCCTTCCGCTTACGGGCTGCCCGCTCTCGGGCGCGGATCTCGTCGCGCATGTAGCCGACGAAGGCGCGGTAGGTGTCGTCGTCCATCGCGTAGACCTCGTCCGGGCTCAGTCGCCAGAATCTGCAGAAGCCGGCGAGAGCACGGAGCCGGCCAGCAACGTAGGGTCCACGGCTCCTGCGTCGGCGCCGGCGATCTCCATCGAGATCTCGGCGCAGTCCTCCCAACGCAGGTTCGGGATCCGCTTGCGGAGGTGGACCCAGATCTGTGTCTGGGTGCGGTCGGCCGAGTCGGCGTTCGGGCCGACCATCGCCAGGTAGTCGACGCCGGTCTCCGCCTTCAGCGCGCGCTGCGTGCCGGGCGACGGGAACTGCTGCATCTCGGCGAGCGTGACCGTGACGTACTCCGGGAGCTCCGGCCGGCGGCGCGCGGCGGTGTCGTCCTCGAGCTCGCGGGTGTCGCCGTTGAAGCTGGTCACGATGGCGGTGTCGACCATGAGAATCCTCGAATCGTGTCGTCGGCCGTGTCCTCGGCCGCTGCCTGGAATTCTGGCTCCGCCTCGAGCGCGGTCGGGTACAGGTAGCGGCCCTCGGCGATGTACGGCCGGCCTCTCGAACCACCGAACTCGATCCAGCCGGCGTAGCCGAGGCCTTCGCCCTCCGTGACGCTGTACCCGTCCGGCTGCTCGGCGACCGCGACCGAGCCGGCGAGCGCGCCGGTGTCGACCGGGACCCGGTCGCTCGTGCGCGACGCGACCTGCTCGGCGGTCGTGCGGCTCTTGGCGACGACGGCCGGGCCGAGCTGGTCAGCCCAGCGGCGCAGGTCATCCATCGCCGCGTCGGCGCCGACGAACTCGACGGTCACGTCACCATCAGGCATCGACCTTCGCCTTGCCGGCGCGCTCCGCCCTCGCGGTGTCGGCGGCGACCGGGACGATCGATGTCGTCGGGACGTTCCCCCAGCCGGAGATCGACCACTCGAGGTCGAAGCTCGAGGCGTCGCCGACGTCGCCGGCGAGCGGCGTGAACGGCTGCGGGATCAGCTCCCCGGTGTACTGCGGGTTCGTCGCCGAGACCGGGTCCGAGCTCGGCGTCACGGTGAACGGGACCGGGACTCCGCCTTCGACGGCGGCGGTCAGCGTCTCGTTCGTGCCGGCCGGGTCGTGCGAATGGTAGAGCGAAGCCTTGAGCGTCCACTTCAGCTTCCCCGGGTACTCCCGGACTCCGCAGCTGGTCGTGATCTCGATCGTGGTCACGTCCGGCGTCAGCTCGATGTGGCTCATCAGGCATTCGAGCGGGACTCCGTCGATCGTCAGCACCGGGTTGACGAGGATGAGCGGCTGCAGTTCTGGCATGGTCGTGCTCTCTTTCAGGTGGTGACGGGAATGCGGATCGTGATGCGGCAGGCGAGGTACTGGATTCCGCCCATTGTGAACACCCGGTCTCCGCTCACGCCGGCGACCGGGTCGAGCGGCCAGCTGCCGGCGCCGGGCGCCTGCAGGCGGCTCAGCGTGTAGACGACCAGTTCCTCGAGCGCGGCCTGTCCGGCTCCCGGGACGAAGCGGCCGGCGACGCAGGTGATCACGAGCCGGCCGGTGCGCAGGCACGACGTGTCCGGGAGCAGCTTCGGTTCTCCCCAGCCGATCATCAGCGCCGGCGGCTCGATCGAATCGACGAGGTCGACGAGCACGGTCGGGTCGGTGTCCTCGATCGGTGCGAGGACGGCGGCGAGTTTCGCTCGGGCGTCGAGCAGCGCGGTCATCCGACTCCGAACCTTTCCTTGAGCGGGCGGAGCGTCAGCGCGTACCGGCCGAACCCGTCGTTCGGGATCTGCAGCTCGCCGGTCTCGTTCGAGCCGATCATCCCGGTGCCGGCGTCCGCAGCCTTGAACCATTCGACGGCCCGGTTGACGTTCGTCCGCACGACCATCGCCGGCGGCGGGTCCGGGAGCGGCTCGAGCCGGTCGAGCTCGTGATCGATTTCCTCCGCTGCAGCCTCAAGGCAGTCCTCGAGCAGGACCGTGTTCGCCGGCGTGACCTTGATCCGCAGCGCCTCGGCGAGCTGCTCGGGCGTCGCGTAGGCCATCAGTCGTCCTCTGCGTCGCCCTCGCTGCTGTAGCGGTTGACGAGTGTCGTGCGGCTCTTGCCGGCGCGCTCCGCCTCGAGCACGACGTCGCGCTCGTCCGGGTGCTCGTCGAGGTAGGCCTCGACCTCGGCGACCGTGTGCGCGCCCGGATCGAACGCGTCGGCGTCGTCGGCCTCCGGTTCCATCCCGCCGGCGCACACCGGGTCTCCGTCCCGGACCACCTGCTGGTTCGGCTGCGACCAGTAGGTCCCGCTCATGGCGTCTTCGTGATCTTGACCACGCCGGTCGGCTCGATCACGACGGCGTCGAAGTCGCCGGCGTAGCCGACCTGGACTCCCCACACCGATGGTTCGACGACCTGCAGGTTGCCGTACTTGTACTCGAAGGCCTTCGCTGCAGCGGTCGAGTAGACCAGGATCGTGCCGGCGGCGAGGCCGGCCGACATGATCACGGTCAGCCCGGCGATCGAACCCTGCGGCCCCTGCGCCTCGGGTGTCCCGAACCCGGTCGAGTAGGCGTTCGTCGGGTTGATCGGCGGGAACAGCGGACCGATCACGCCGAGCTGGTCGGGTGCGACCGCGACGATCGTGCGGCCCTGTCCTTTGGTCGCCGCGAAGACCTGGCCGGCCGCAGCCCAGACCGCACCAGCGATCTGCAGCGCGGTGTTCACTCCGGTTGGCAGCACCGGGCCGGCGACCGCAGCGGCGGTCAGCACGGTGCCGGCCTCGAGCTCGGTCGCGATGCCGTACTGCTCGGCGAGGTCGTTGATCACCATGTCCAGGATCGCCGGGCTCGAGCGGTTGATGTCCTGCTTCGAGACGTTGACGTAACCGCCGAACGTGTCCGCGCCGAGCGGCGTCTTCGTGACCAGCATCTTGCGCGAGGCGAGCTCGGTCTTCTCACCGGCCTGCTTGGCGACGCTGGTGTGCTGCGTCACCCGGGCGTAGGACCAGGCGCCTCCGCCGAGGTCGGTCGGGCCGAGCGTCGTGCAGATCGGTCGGGCGACCTCGATGAAGTTGACCAGCGGCGCGACGATGGTCTCGGGCAGCAGGCCAGGGTTGTCAGCGGTGGTCTGATGGGCGGCGGCGCGGTTGTAGACCTCCATCCGGGCTACGGCGTCACGGTCGCCGAGCTGCCCGTAGTACAGGTCGGCGATGTAGGCGCCGGCGGAGCGGTACTCGACGGGCCCGATCCCGGCGCGGTTGCGGTGTCCCTGGAGCTCGTTGTCGAGCTCGGTGGCGCGCCGGCGGGACTCGATCGAGAGCCGGCTGGTCTCGCGCAGCGGGTTCAGCTGGCCGGCGAGCTCGCCGATCCGGCCTCGTGCGCCGGCGATCTGCTCCATCTCGGACGGGTTCAGATCGCGGCCGGCCTGCTCGGCGTTGCCGACGAGGACCTCGATGAAGGTGTTTCGTTCCTCCATCTCTGACTCGAGGCGGGCGATCATTGCATCGGTTGCGGCCATGACGGCGGTTCTCCTGACGTGGAACGGTGTGCTCTCACGTAGGGCCCTCGGTCACCCGCTACAGCCGGCCCGCCCTGCGGTCATCAACGGCTGGTAGTGGCGTCGTGCGCTACTTGTGTCGGAAGCGTACGCGCGCCGTGTGACGTCGTGTCAACGGCTGGTCGCCATCCAGGCGCGGATCTCGTCGAGGTTCGGTGTCCCGGCCGGCGCGCCGGCGGGCCCGAGGTCGGCGGTCCGCACCGAGAGGATCCGTCCCTCGTAGGCGCCCTCGGGGACCATCGCGACGTGGTCGAGGAAGGCCTTGAGGACCCGGCGGCGTGTGCGTTGCTCGAGCCATCGTTCTCCGCCGGGCATCACCGCGAACCCGACCGAGGCCTCGAGCGACTGCTCGTCGGCGAGC